CTCGCCGGCAGATTTTTTTCCTCCCTTAAAGGGGGTTCGAATGGAAATTCGATTGCAGCCGATCTCTGAGCTGATCCCCTATGCGCGCAACGCCCGCACGCACTCCGAGGCGCAGATCTCCGAAATTGCGGCCTCAATCGTCGAATTTGGCTTTACCAACCCGGTCCTGGCCGACAGCACTGGCATCGTCGCGGGCCATGGCCGGGTGCTCGCCGCGCGCCAGCTGTTCGCGGCCGGGCGCGCGCTCATCGCGGTCGGCGGCGAGCCGCTGCCCGCGGGCCTGGTCCCGGTCATCGACTGCACCGGCTGGTCGGATGCCCAGCGCCGCGCCTATATTCTGGCCGACAACCGCCTGGCCGAACGCGCGGGCTGGGATGGCGAGCTGCTCGCCCTCGAATTGTCCGAGCTGTCCGACCTCGGTTTCGATCTGGGGCTCGCCGGTTTTTCCGATGCCGATCTCGCCGAATTGCTCGCTAACGGCGGCGGGCGCAATCCGCTCGGCGGCCTCGTCGAGCAGTTCCTCATCGCCCCGTTTTCCGTGTTCAATGCGCGCGACGGCTGGTGGCAGGAACGCAAATCCGCATGGATCGCGCTGGGCATTCAATCGGAGGTCGGGCGCGGCGAGAACCTGCTGCGAATGAGCGATACCATCCTTGAGCCCGACCCAGATAAGCGGGCGGCGATGCAAGAGGCGCGCGCCGAGGCCGCGCGAGCCAACAAGCTGCTGCCCGGCGGCGCGCAAGGGCCGAATGGCAAATATACGCGGGGGCGCAAGGCCGATGCGAAAGCCTATAACACCAGCGAATGGGTGGCGCGTAAAACCGCCGAGGGTGATCTGGCGAATATAGGCGATCAAAGCGGCACCTCGATATTCGATCCGGTGCTCTGCGAAATCGCCTATCGCTGGTTCTGCCCGCCCGATGGCCGCGTGCCCGATCCCTTTGCCGGCGGTTCGGTGCGCGGGATCGTCGCCGCGGCGCTGGGCCGCCGCTATGCCGGAATCGAACTTAGCGGCGAGCAGATCGACGCCAACCGGGCCCAATGGAACGAGATCGGGACGAAGCTGGGCGCTTTCCGCGGCGAGCCGCCGCTGCGCGATGGGCTGCGCGAGGTCCGTGTCTCCGCGGCGATGCTGCGCCAGCTGTTCCACCCCTGCGACCCCGCGTTCATCGCCGATGTCTGCCACGCCCATTGCTGCGAATCCTCGACGAGCCGCAGCGGCATTATGGTGACGATCCATCCCAAAGATCTGCCGGCGATCGCGGCGGCGGGCGGCGTCGTGCGCGACGGGCTGCTGCAGCCCAGGCGCGGCGAAAAAAAATGCCCGTTCAAAACGCCGGCCGACCTTTGCGGCCTCCATGGCACCAGCGCCAAGCCTTTCGGCTGCATCGCCAGCCCGTTCACTTTCAACAACCGCGGCAAGCTCGTCGTGCGCAACCGCTACCGCGTGCTCAAATGCTTCAAGGCCGCGGGCGCGATTCCCGCCTATCAGGCGCACCGCGGGAGCCTCGAGCTGATCTTCGGCAAGGCCGAGGCCGCGCGGATCGCGGCGCACCTTGACGCGGGCTGCGGCGATCTGACCGCGATGGTGAGCGATGAAACCTACCGCCGGATGGCCGAGAACGACGCCATCAAGCAGGGCGCCTTGCCCCAGGGCGAGGACGATGAAAGCGAGCCCGCGCCGGCCTGGCATTGCGGCGACAGCCGCGAGGTGCTCGCGCGGGCGGGCGATGCCGATCCGCTCGGCGAGGCGTTCGATTTTGTTTTTTCCTGCCCGCCCTATGGCGATCTCGAGCGCTACAGCGACGATCCCGCCGATCTCTCGGCGATGACCTATGCCGATTTTTGCGAGGCCTATGCCGCAATCATCGCGGGCGCATGCGCGCGGCTAAAGCCCGATCGCTTCGCCTGCTTCGTCGTCGGCGAGATCCGCGACAAGCGCGGGGCCTATCGGGATTTCATCGGCGACACCGTGCAGGCGTTCCGCGATGCGGGGCTGGCCTATTACAACGAGGCGATCCTCGTTACCCAGGTCGGCTCGCTGCCGATCCGCGCCGGAAAGCAATTCAGCGCGAGCCGCAAGCTGGGCAAGACCCACCAGAACGTGCTGGTATTCGTCAAGGGCGACGGCAAGCGGGCCGCGCAAGCCTGCGGCCTCGTCGACTGCAGCGATGCCCTGGCGGGGATCGAGCCCGATGCCTAGCCGAAGCGCTCGACAAGCGCGGCCTTGCCCGCCGCCACCAGCGCCTCGGGATCGCGTCCCAGCTGGCGATAAAAATCGGGATTGTGGCTGCATTCATGCGCGCGCTTTATCGCCGGGCCATGCTGATCGAGCCGCGGCAGGCGCGCGGCCAGGCGCAGCGCTAGAGGCCAATCATTCGCCGCGATCGCGGCGCGGATTTTCGCGGATTTTGTCACCATGTCGGCCCGTTAGCCGACGGATTCCGTGGTTGGGAGGGAAAACACCGTGAGCCGCGCGCGCTACAAGCCAACGGAAAAGGATCGCCAGGAAGTCGAAACGATGGCGGGGCTCGGCATGAGCCATAAGCAAATCGGCGCGATCAAGCATATCACCGAAAAGACGCTGACGCGCTATTACCGGCACGAACTCGAGCAGGGCGGCGCCAAGGCGGTGCTGCGCGTGGCGCAGAACCTGTTCAACCTTGCCACGCGGGCCAATGCCAGCGCCGCGGCCTGCATCTTTTTCCTCAAGACCCAAGGCGGCGACAACTGGCGCGAGAAGGCGCCGCAGCCGCTGGGCAAAAAGGAGGAGGCAGAGATGGCCGCGCGCGATGCCGAGCAGGGCAGCGAGTGGGCCGGATTGCTCAATTGATGGGCGATGTGGCGCTCGTCGTGCCCCGACTGGGAAGACCGGATCCGCCAAGGCCAATCGCTTCTCCCTGACCTGCCATGGATTGAGCCCGAGGCGCGCCGGGCGCTCGCGATTTTCGATCGCTTGCGCCTGCCCGACGTGCCGGGCCGCCCGCGCCTCGCGCAGGCCGCCGGGCCATGGATGCGCGATACCGTCCGCGCGGTCTTCGGCAGCTTCGATCCGGCGCTCGTCCAGCGCCATCTGCGCGAATTTTTCGTGCTGGTGCCCAAGAAGAACAGCAAGACCACGGGCGGCGCGGCGATCATGCTGACCGCGCTGTTCATGTCGCGCCGGCCGCGCGCCGAATTCACCCTGATCGCGCCGACTATCGAGGTTGCGAAGCTGGCCTTTGAGCAGGCGGTCGGGATGATCGAGGCGGATCCCGTTCTGATCGCCAAATGCCATATTCGCGACCATGTTCGCGAAATTAAATACCGCCTCACCGGCAGCTTCCTCAAGGTCAAGAGCTTCGATCCGCGCACGGTGACCGGCGGCAAGCCCGCGGGCGTGCTGCTCGATGAGATCCACGTCATCGCCGAGGATCACAATGCCGACCGCGTGATCGGCCAGCTGCGCGGCGGCCTGATCTCGCAGCCCGAGGCGTTTCTGCTGATGACGACGACCCAGAGCGAGCGCCCGCCCTCGGGCGTCTTTCGCGCCGAATTGATGAAAGCCAGGGCGGTGCGCGATGGCAAGCTGATCGCGCCGGTGCTGCCGCTGCTCTACGAGCTGCCCAAGGGCATTGACTGGCGCGATCCGGCGTTCTGGTGGATGGTCAATCCCAACAACGGCTATTCCGTTCACGTTGATCGCCTGGTGCCCGATTACGAGGCGGCCGATCTCGCGGGCCTCGAGGAGCTGCGGCGCTGGGCGAGCCAGCACCTGAACGTCGAGGTCGGCCTCGCGCTGCAATCCGATTACTGGTCGGGCGCGCTGTTCTGGGAGCAGCAGGCGGCCGAGGGCGGATTGAGCCTCGCCCAGCTGCTCGAGCGCTGCGACCTCATCGAGATCGGCATCGACGGCGGCGGGCTCGACGATCTGCTAGGGCTGGCCGTGCTGGGGCGCGAATTTGATAGTGGCGATTGGCTCCTGTGGTCGCACGCCTGGGTGCATCCGATCGGCCTCGCGCGGCGCAAGGCCGAATCCCCCCGCTATCGCGACCTCGCCGCGCAGGGGGATCTCGGCATCGTCGAG